TCCTCGGTCTTGAGGGCGGCTATGGCGGCATCGTACTTCTGTTGAAATATCTGCCTCTGATCGTTTTTCAAGAAAATCATCGCTTGCAACAACGTGCCAAAAATCATCGCATTTGGTGCATTTCTGGTCAGCCAGTTTGTTTGGTTGTCACTTGCAAGGGGTTGAATTCTTTCGTAAAAAAGAACCTCAAATGAGTATGCTTGATCAGGAGTAGGTGCAACTAACCAATGTTCATAGTCATAGTCACCATAATATTTGGGTGTACCAGTGGTTGACCCTGATGGAGCATACTGCTCAAGATATTCGTATTTACGCAAAAAAACAGGCTGTTTAGAGCCATTGTTTGTTATATTCATCGATACAGTTTTGCGCCATCTTGCTGGCTTTGGTATCACATTGTTACCTGCAGTCATCGTAGATTCAACTACTTGTAACTGACCTAAGGTTTTGATTTCTTGAGCTATTTCAAACTCACAAAGAGTTATGAAAGTAGGTATTTGATTAACAAGGGCTGTGTCATTACGCTCTAGGTACTGTTCTACAGTAGTGACTAAAGAGTTATACGTTAAAACGAATGATGGAGTCGCTGTAGTGGTCATGATTTAGCCATTCTTTTAGTCATTTTAACTACCTATATCCCTTCAGGCAAGGACTTGTAAAGCGTGTTCGGTTTGAGCTTTTCTGTCATCTAACCCAATCGTTCCACCGTTGATTCGTTTGGTCAAACCAAGATCATCACCAGCCTCTGCCAAAGCATTGCATCCATGGGTAGACCAGAACCAGCCTGCACTGAGACAAGCTACCCTTGGCTGTCTGACCAGCTCAGGTTGCATAACCAAATCGATCCCCAAAGCTTGTCCACAGTGCCAGTAGTTGTCGTGTCCTGTAAGCTGAAAGAGACCACCCCCTCTGAACCTCCATCCATCCCCAAAAGCCTCATCTCGGTTTCCCATACGGTTGCTGTAGATGTGGTTAGCAATCAACTGAGGCTGTCTGGCGTACTTGTTAGCTTCTTCAATAGTGGGAAAACGCTTAGACCAAAGTTTCATCAAAGACTCAGCCTTGTAGTTCAAGTTTTCCTCTAAAGCTCTGAAATGGTTGGATTCATGGGAGGCTTGGGCAATAAACCTAGCTTCTTGAGCCACAGAATTGATCTTAAAGCGTTCAAAAGTCTCTTTTAAGGGGTCTACCCACTCAGGACCTATCCCTAGAGCATGGAGCTTTTCTGCTGTAATCATTTGACACCCTCATTCACGGTTTCCATTACTTGGTTGTAACGGGCGATGCAGGAGTTGTAGCTGACGATGGCTGAGTCTCCATCTGAGGCGATTTGGACAATATCTTTAATAGCCTGTCTGTCAGATTCGGCTCCAGAGGCTCCATCCCCAGAGGAGGAACCTGCACTGGCTTGTACACCACAGGTGGAGGGGAGGCGCAACTCACCAGAGTCAATGCGAGCATTAATACTATTTTGCTTGGTTTTAATGTCATTTTTGGCCTGTTTTAGTTGGCTGGTGGCTCTTGCGAGCTTTTGTCCGAGTTCTGCTTCTTTTGCACGAGCTTCGCCATTAAGTCTTTCAATTTCAGCTTTATCTTCGTCAACTCGTCTTTGATAGCCTCTGTGATCAGCAACATAGTAACCTCCTGCGATGACTAACAACAAACCCACAACTTTCATGATGAAAGCGTGGGGCTTTAACATAGGGATAAACCCTACCAGATAACTCAATACATAAGCAACTGCACCAACTGCCAAAGCAATAACTGCAAGCCAATAAAACAAGTCATCAAAAAACCATGAGAGCATACTAAGCATTTTTAGCCTCTGCTCTAGCCATAGCCATGTGTTCTCTTATTTCATCATCTTCTAAGGTTGGTGGACCTTTAGGTGGTGGTGGTGGCGTCCAAGACTCGTCAAACTGAGGATTCTTAAAGGTAGGCAAAGATCCAAAAGGTTGGGTTGAGGCAAAGTTTGACCCAAAGTTTTGCCCCATTTGCCCCATCATGGGCTGGCCTTGCATACCATAGCAATTCATGGGCATAGTTGGAGCTGTAGCTTGTTTTATAGCTCCTATGGTACTTGCTACTCCACCAGCTACTTTTTTGCCTGCTACGCCTCCTATGGCACCTACAATCAAAAGAACGATGTCATTTAACATCTTTTGATCAGCTTGATCCATCGGTGATATGGCTTTGAGGGGCTGAATTACAAAAGTAGTCCTGTAAATCAAGGAAATAACAATAAAAAATAGAACAGCAGTGATGGATATGACCACAAAGGCCCATACCCTCGTTTCTATCTCATCATTTGTTAGCTTGTTCAACTTTCTTCTCCAGAACTGGTGCTACTAGGTACTCAGGGCAAGTTTGACTGAACTCACAGCGAGGATGTTGACATTCTTTGTCTTGAAAGTGGTCAAAGTCCTGACATATATATCTATATTTGTCTTCACATGAACACAAAAACGGGAAAAGTATACATATCAATACTGACGTATATACAAAATTGAATTTTTTAATCATTTCCCTTCAATCCTTGTCAAAGCTTTGTTGACCCTAAGTTCCATCTGCCTCACATCCACATACATCCAAGCAATCAGGGGAATCAACAATAACAAAACGACCAATAGAACAACAATCAGTAAGATGGCGAGTGTGTCATGCTTAGAATCATTAGCCATATCCACATCAGCATCAGCACTGTAATTGCTGTAGCCACCATTCTTCCCTTGATTAGATCTGCCTTTTGCTGACGTTGCCATTTTGCCCTACGCTCCTTTAGCATTTCTTCTCTCCTTGCTAGAGCCTGCACGTTGGCAATGTGACCAATTTGCTGATTGACACGAGTGTACAAATCCTTCAACTCATGTGGAACGTGGTACACCATGTAGTCACTCAGCTCCGTATTCAACTTCTCCATCTGCAAATTGGCAATCGTTATCTTGATCGCCGCCTCCTGACCCTCGTCATTATTTGCATGGAGAGCAAATTCTTCTTGTTCTTTAACGTAGTTCTTTAACCCGTTGTAAGCTTGGAAGAACTTGATGAGAGCGTCACTGACCTGTTGGTAAATGAGGTTTTCATCAAACTCTGGTGGAGGCTCTTTCTTTTTCTTAACTTTCTTAACAGGTTGTGCAACTTCTTGTTGCACTTCCTCTTTTTTACCAAAAACAGCACTCAGGAACCCAAGAAGACCCTTGGCTTTCTTCTGTACTGTCTTAACGTCTTTGATAACTCCATCAACTTCCTTGGCGATGTCAGTAACAATTTGACGCCCTTCCTTGTACATTTCACAAGCGTCTTTGCACATCTTGAAAGCACCTGAAGCAAGGGCAACGAGGGTGAATGGATCAATTTGTTACACCCCAAAAAAGTGTTTGAAGAACGTGCCAGCAACGCCGGGGCCCAACAGCACCAAAACCATCACCCCATAGAGCAAATACTCTATCTTCGTCATTCGCTTGTCCCCATCCTTCAGCATCTGAAAGATATGGTTATACCTTTCAGTGCAGATAGCCTCATGGACAGCAAGGTCCTTCTCGACATCAGCAGACATCAGTCAAACCCTCTTAAAGTTTTAGCCAAGTTTTTACGCTTTGCCATCTTGGGTGAATCAGTGGACTTAACAGCCAACTTCTTCATAGGTATTTTTTTGCCCTCAGGTACACCAAGAGCTTTATGCAAAGCACCTTTATGTTTGATGGCTTTTTGTATCCACTGTTCACTCATGATTTACTCCTTAGATGGTGCTGGCTCGGGATCTGGCTGAGGTGCAAGAGTTGGGTCTACAACTGGTGTATCCACAACTGGAGCAGGATCAGCAGAAACAGGGGTATCACTATTAGTAACATTTTCAGTCTCCACAGGTTGTTCTACAGGTGCAGAAGCAGGAGCCACAAATGTAGGCTCAGGCGTTACCTCTCCAATTGGTGAAGGTGGTGCCACAACAGCATCTTTTACTTCAGGATACTTTGTGTGCAAATAATCAATAAATCTATGCAGTTCATCTGAAACTTCTGTTTCAAAATCCTGTAGATGTGCTCTAATCTCTTTTAAAAATTGCATGATTAATCTCCATTCGTTAAGTTTAAAGTTTACTTACACATAAATTTTTAGTTTATTCCATAAACAGTAATTGAACCACTGAAATAGTCAGTACCACTGCCACCATTTAAAAAGTTAACAGCAGTAATTGCATTTGTGTTTAACACTCGACCGTTAAATGTGGCACTAATAACATAGTTTGAACCCAAAGTATAAATAGAATTGCCAAAGATAGTTGCATATGGACCATTTACATTGTTTACATAAATCATTGCAGATAGTCCACCATAGGAAGAATAATTACCTACATTTCCTATATAAAAATAAGATAAATTATTTGTATTTTGAGTTGAAATATTTGAACCTTGATTAGATTCAACATGAGAGCCTGCGGCCTGATATCCACTAGTAATAATGGTTGGTGTGCCACCATAACCAAGTTGCATTTCAAATTGTTGAAGTGTTGGCGTAATCCAATTATCAAGAATCAAAAGATATCTATTAAATCCACCAGTTAATGATAGAAGATATGTTGTTGAGCTTCCAGATAATGTGTATGTACCAATTTTAGTCATGGCACCATATGGAGAAGCCCAAGTTGGTGCCCCTGACCCTGAACTTGTTAAAACCTGACCCGTTGTACCAACTGATGTATAGGCAATAGCTGTACCTGTACCATAAGCTATGGTTCCTGCAGTTGGAGTGGCTGTTGTGTTCGTGCCACCAGATGAAATAGGAATTGGTATGGTTCCAGCTACAGATGCATTTGCTAATACTGCAATAGATGTACCATTGTTATAGAACAACTTTCCATCTGTGTAATTGATAGCTAATTCACCAACTTGTAAATTTGATGTAGTAGGTTGATTTCCAGTTGTGCCACTGTTAAAAAGAACGATTGGGGTAGAGCCTGAAGCCGCCATGATTTATCCTTTGCAAAGTAAAAGCGCCATTGAGTATCCCAAGATAAATGCCACCACGGGATGACAAATAAACTTAGTTATCTTCTCCATTAAGCCACCCAAGGTAGTTTGGGCGATACAACTGGAGGATTAACTTGATTGGCGATCATGGTATCCAAAGATGCCTGATTTTCTGTTTCGTTAACACCAGAGGCCCAAATCCATCCCAAAACCTGATCTTGCGTCAATTGAGAAAAAGGTGTGAAAGGTGAGCCTGCAGTATAAGTGACTGGGCAAGTGTTATAGATAGAGGCAGTGTGAGTGCCATCTGTACCATTACAGCGCCAGTGGACATTAAAAGCCACATCGGTTTGACCTTCTGAGGATGGATAGCAATCGATTGCCTCAACGTTCCATGTGTAAGTGTTTGCCATGATTTAATCCTTATGCGAATGATGTATCTAAAACCCAAGTCTTGGTTGGTTCATCCCACTTGTAAAACTTACCATCCGTTGGAAAAGGTGTTGGTGGCGTCCAAACCCATGTTGGTGCACCAATTGTCCAGCTTGGAAATGGTTGTTCAGGCCAATAAAACACATCATTTGTTGCATCATAGTAATAACCTATTCCTGCATAATTTGCTCTAAAGGCTACGCCACCATCGGGTTGGTTGTCTGGCCCATAATGAATACCACCTCTTGTATTATAAGAAGTCCTCTTATAAACATCACCTGTTCTAGCAGTTAATTCATTTTCATCGTCTTCGTCTCTGCCAACTGTGACAAAAGTCACTATGTTGTTTGAATCTAGTTTTGCAAAGTGTGCCATTTTATTCCTTAACTAAATGTCACAGTTTCGGACGTTGTTGATGTAGCAGTAACTTTATAAACCTTATTAGAACCAACAGTAGTTGGTCCTGTGAAAGTTACTCCACCAGAGAATGTTGCAGAGTTTGCACTTGGAATAGAAAGAATCACAACACCTGATCCACCCGATCCACCCGAAACCGTGTTGTTTCCTTCAGCTCCACCACCACCTCCAGTGTTTGCACTTCCGTTTCCTCCTCCAGTGCCACCACCGTTACCACCTCCTCCAGATCCACCAGAACCACCACCGTTTGCACCATTACCACCTCCACCACCTCCTGCATACGTTACAGA